TAGAAGTACCATTCCAGAGAATATGGTGTATCGTCATCCTCGAGCATCATGTCCATACGCTCGGCCAAAGCGATGAACATCTCGAGCATAGAGCAAGACTGCTCGTTAAGCCAGACGTAGGACACATCGTTGTTCTCTCGAACAAATGCCCTACGCAGGTCAATACCATCCTGTGCACGGTTGATGTCGTTCTGGATCGTCACCCGGAACGGCGTCTGATGCATGATCTCGAGCAGGCTCATGAATGACTCCTCGGGACACTCGGCCTTGCGAGTATCCCCAGTTCGATCCACAAGCCACTCGAAATATGAGTTATCCGGTGCTGCCTCGATCATTACTCGTCCTCATACGGCTGTACTCCGAGAACCGAGTGCTCATAGGATTCGTCGAGAATGGTGATCTCGAAGTCCGCGTGGCGGCTCATGCTTCGGACGTAGATGATGGAGTCAGAGGCAGACACCTCTGAGATGATGTTGTCGAACCACTCAGTGTTCGCCAGAGGGACACCACGGTTGTCAGCAAACACATCATCCTCGAGATAATATGTCAGCTCGACATGCTCCTGGTGTCCCTTGGCCCTGTACTCCTCTTCGGTAATACGCTGAGCCTCGAACTGCTGACGGTTGACAGTGCGCTTGGTCACTTCCTCCTGGTCGGGATCTTCCACAGGAGTCGGAGAGTAGTCCACAGCAACGCTCGGTACCACCGGCTCAGGATCGGGTTCGCGATCCTTTGGATCAGCGCCATCTCCCACTCGCTCTTTGTGCTTCGCTTCAACAATTTCTGCAAGCTCCTTGTTGATCTCGATTGTGGCTTCTTGGAAGTCCTGCTCGAACTTGCGAGCAAGAACGAAATATACGCCAAGGCCGCCTGTGACAGCCCCGGCTGCGAAATATGCGATCTTCTCGAACATGGCATCTCAGATCTTGTCGTACATCACGCCGTCGACGTTGAAGTCCAGCGCCCACTTGGTGACGGTACGGCCGTTCTTGTCCTCTCCCTCGAAGGTACCCTCGAAGATGTTGAAGTCGACGAAGTCGTCGCCGTTACCCTTGACCCAGCCAGTCACAGCACCAGCGGGAGTGTGAGGGAACCCAAGCATCTTGTAGACCTCGTTGAGGAAGATGTGCCCACGAGTCTGAAGAATATCATTCGCGTACTGCTGCTGGCACTTGAGGTGCAGCATGGACAGGTCCTCATCAGCGGACCAGTTCACGTTCTCGTCATCGAAGATAACACCATAGGGCGAGACTCCGTCGACAGCAGAGATGGCCTCGAGAGTCATCTCGTCCTTGGTGAGGTCCTCGTCAGCGACAGACACGATAGCATCAAGCACCGCATCTTTACCGAACTTGGACTCGACCTTCTTCTTGTAGGTCTTGAAGGCCTGGTCGACCGCGGCATAGGCGGCAGCCAGAGAGGCGTTCCGCTTAAGCATGATACCGTGACCGGTGATCAGAGAAGCGATAGAGGCCGCCCCAAGAATCAGGGCGGGGGCATAAAGCTTCGCCAGCTTGGTGGTCATTCGGGTGTAGAGGATGACCTTGTCCCGAGTGGCGTCCTTGTCAGTGAGCTTGCCGTCCTCGTGGGCCTCGTGGACCTTGACGAGAAGGGCAGTCTCCTCAGCCAGAGTCTCCTCAACCTTGAGGGTTGCCTTGGAGGCGAGAACCGTGGTCCCGATGAAGCCGACAGTACCGGCTGCAGTCAGGATGGTTGGTGCGTGCTTGCTGAGAACCAGTCCAGCGCGTCCAGCGAGACGGGTAACGATTCCGAGATTCATTTGATACGTCCTGCTTTCTTGAGTCGAAGATAGATAGCGATTGCCTGGTCGTCTTCCATGCGTTCAACACGGCGACGCCACTTGTCTGAGAATGGATAGGCGGCGATAAGCTCAAGCCGCACTTGCTGAGGATTCATCGGGCATTGATGTGGTCAGGTTTCGGGAGCTGAAGCATGTAGCCACGACGGCTACGGATCACCGACATGTACCGGGCCGAAGTCCAGCCCCAGTTCTCGTCAGTGTATTCGGTAGTGATACCGCAGAGATCGTAGAGATCGGCGACGGTGGCAAGACCGTACTCCTCGATGATGTCGCCAAGTCGGTCGATAACGAGATAAGCTTCATCTCTGGACTCGAGCTCGATTTCTGAGAAATCATGGTATCGACGTGTACGAGGAGAAGCGTCTCGGCGATTGCCTGGTGCTGAGCCTGGTCGAGAATATGATCCGTATGAGACACGGGACCCCCCGGACGAGCTGCGAGCTCGAGGAGAAGACTCTCCGAAGAGGAGACGTTCGATGCCCTGACTGACCAGATCCGAGAGTGTGTTCTTGATAGCAGGGATCGTAACATCGTAAAGTAGATACTCGCCGACATTGTGAATATCCTCTCCAACGAAAGCAGATACCGCCTTCGTTCCGAAGCTAGACTTCTTCTTGGTGACGGTGGCAGTGGTGACCTGCTCAACCTTCTTGCGCTCGGGGAGCTTGCTGTTGGACGGGAGGTTCGGACGGATTGGTGCGTTAGCCAAGGTGGCCCCTTTCAAGGAGGTGGGGGCCCCAGATTTCTCCAGGGCCCCCAAATATGGATCAGAGGTTCTTGAGCTCCGTCTCCTTCAGCTTGGAGTCGAGCTCCTTGTACTTCGGGTCCTCCTTGACCTGCTTCATGATCTTCTCAGGCAGGATCCCATTGTAGAACTCCCGGACAAGAGCCGGGTTGTCCATGAGCTGGTCGAAGAGCTCCTCGTACTCCGGCGAGTTGAGGAATGACTCCTTGATCTGCTCGGACTTGACGAAGCGCTCTCCCTGGCGCTCACCATATGAGGTACCGATGAGGTCATCGAAGAACTTCATCATAGTGTACAGGTCCTCGTTGTCGATAGCGGCCTGGAGCCACTTCTCGAAGTTGGTCACATTGTCATACCGCTTGATGAAGTCGAACATCTCACGGCGAGACATGTGGAAGTAGAGCTTCTTGGTGGTGGGCTCGTCGTCGAAGATACCACGGACGCGGATGATGTGAGAGAACATATGTGTGATTTCCTTTCAGTTGATCTTGAAGTAGTTTTCCTTGGGGGCGACTAGAAAGTCGACCGTAAGTACTGGCTCACCCTTTTCAGTGAGCTGAGAACCAAACTCGACGGAGAGGGAGTTCGGTTCGGACCATCCAACCAATTCACCAGCCGCGATTGGAGGAATCCCGATGCCATTGTAGAACTCGTTGAGGGAAGCGTAGCACTCGAGATTGAGCTGCCCATTAATGTTGTTCTCGACTCGACGGATGGATTCGATGTCGGACTTGAAATACCGCCCCGAGAAGATGTCATAACAGAGAACGTCCCCTCCCCCGGCCACAAGAATAGTTCCGGGATGTGGTTCGCCAGCTGCTTGAACCGATTTCTCTGCAACGCGGGCCTTAATCTTCTCGCGGTCCTTCGGCTTAACCACGTCCGCCACCGCTTCTCGATATCGCTTAAACGCCGCCTCCGAACCTGTGTAAGCCAGTGCGAACGCCGCTCCACGAGAGTACTGAATACGATTCGCCGCGATGATCGATACCAGAGTGCATACGCCTGCGATGGCCGGGGGAATATATACTCGATATGATACTGCGAACTTCTCCTTCCAAGAGAGGTCTTCGGGTGAGCGAAGATTGGCTTCACAGTAGTCTGCAATCTTCTCGACTGCGAGCGTAGTAGACTTCGCCGTGAGTACGGCCGTAGCAACGGTCCCGATGCATGCCGAGGCCGTGAGAATAGCCGGAGCGTTAGTCTTGAAGAATTGCGCAGCACCGTTCGCATTGATCACTTGTCCTCCTTCTCGTGGTAAGCCCGGATCTCCATCCGAATCAGAGACTCAATATCCTTACGAGTCATTCCTGAATACGTCCCATCAATCCTCTCTCGTCGAGCCTTGAGATATGTTCCGATCAGAGCCATAATCTGAACCCAGGCACAGAACACCGTGAGGGCTCCTAGAATATAGAGCGTGTACCAGATGATGCTCACTTGTGCTTCCTTTCTACTTTCCTGAGTCGAGGAGTGAGTTTGCAATTCTGCGGATTGTTGACGCAATCCAGGATGTAGTCTGGGGTGAACTCCCAGATACCATTCTCTTTAGGGTAGTGTCGGAAATCGATGGAATCTGCGGCCATTCGTCGGAGGTATTCTCGTCGTGAATCCCCTCTACGGCAAGCGCGAGATTCCCCCGTAGCCCCATCCACCCCGAGGTATAGGATGGACAGCGCATCGGCGGTGATGATTTCCGCATGTCGTGATAGGAGCTCCATGACACCTCCGGGTGTGAGGATGACAACTCGATTAGGCCGGTCGTTCCGTCGGGCAATCTCGTTACGCGGTACTCCGTATCGCCAGCCTCGGAAGACCTCACTACAGATAAGATCTCCTCGTCCTTCCCACTCTGCAAAGGCACCATCCTTGAGGAAGTAGTAGGAAGATAGGTCCTCTCCCACACGCTTAGGTCGGGTCGTCGCAGTGCGGACTGCATGGTACCCCTCATTCTCAACCAGCTCCTTCTGGAATGTTGACTTGCCTGAACAACTTGGACCAAGGAGTACGACTAACATATCAATCCGCCGAGATCGTGTAGAGGATGACTGTGATTGCACAGAGGAGAAACCCGATTGCTGTCATGATGAGCTTGGCCATGAATGAGATAGGTGTCAGCCAAACGAGCCAAGTAGCAAAGGCTACGGCTCCGAAGACGATCAGGAAGATGAGACTGATCAGGATGTAGTAGATCGGTGGTTCCTCGAACATGTGTGCTCCTTTCTAGCTCGAGAAAAGCCTATACCCCAAGTCGGGGTATAGTGCTGAATTACCAGCGGTTGATCTTACGATCACGGCGCGCGATGAAGCGCTGCTGAACACCAACAACGTGCTTCATCCTTGAGTTCGCACCCCTGCCAATAAAGCAGGAGGCGAGAACAATTCCGAGGATGAAAACAGCGCTCTTGATGACAGAAACGATGATGCGGGTCATGAGTGGTCCTTTCAAACGGATGGGTTTCAATATAGGACCGGTTTTTCTCGCGGACTATTTCATCTTCTTTCGAATATCACGAAGCTCGAGCCAGATCAGCAGGAGTAGACTGTAGATACCAAGCCACTGTCCGAATTCCATGGTGTGTCCTTTCTCGCAAGCTAGTCCATGAATTCCATCTCTATGAACATCACAGTCACCGCGGCGAAGAGGGCGATGACCGTCTCGAGGAATATCTTCTCCGAGGCTGCTCCATCGATCTTATCCCATATAAGATATCCGAGTGCAGCGTAGAAACAGATGATCAGGAAGTCAAATACCTTAGCCATGTGTTCTCCTTAGAAAAGCCTATATCCCAGGTCGGGATATAGGATGAGGTCTCAGTCGGTCTCTTCAGAGGCTTCGATCTCGTCGAGCTCATCGAGGTCATCGTGCTCAAGCTCTTCGGGCTCGTCCGTGTCCGGAACCGAGCGGAACGCCATGAGGGTGAGAGCGGTACCGGCTGCGAATACAGCGGCGCCAGCAATCAACTTCTTGGAGTTGCGCTTGATAGCGGGCAGGACAGCGTCCTTGTTGAACTTGAACTCGACGATCTTCTCGTTGGTCTCAACGGTGGTGTCGGTGGTCTCAGTCATGGGGGTTTCCTTTCGAGTAGAGGGGTCTCATATAAGGCATGGTTTTTATCGCGGAAAGCCTATATCCCAGGTTCGGGATATAGGTGTGTGATCAGTGGATGTTGGCAAGAGCCTTTTCCACCATCGCGTTCCATTCATCGTCAGTCATAGTCTCAGCACGCAACTTCGCGTTCTCGTTCTCGAGCTTCCACACACGAGCCTGGAGGGTGTAGGCGGTGTGCTTCTGCTCTTCGTGAGAAACAGCGAAGAAGATGGTGAGGATGGTAACAATGCAAAGAGCGATGTAGAGCATGGTCTTTCCTTTCGTAGGATCTTCAATATACAAAAGGAAAATGGCGCGAAAAGCCTATACCCCAAGTTAATGGGGTATAAGGTTCAGTTCTTCAACTGGTCGTGAAGCTTCCAGTTCTCTTTTGTGAGCTTGTCACGGACGTCCTGAAGCGATCGAATAACGCGTTCGTTACTCTCGATCTTCTCTTGGAGCTTCTGGTTCTTCTCGGTCAGTCTGTTGATCTTGTTGGTAGCAAGATACAGTCCATTCCAAGCAGAACCGAGAAGCAGGCCGAGGATGAGAATAGCAACGATGAGTGCGTATACGGTCCAGGTCATTGTGGTTCCTTTCAGAGTAGGGTCTTCAATATAGGACAAGTTATACTTGCGAAAAAAAAAGATAAGCCTAGATCCCATGGCGGGATCTTTGGCTGTAGAGTAGTAGGGATCAGAAGTTCCAGGTCTTCTTCTTGCCAACCATCTCGGCGGCAATCAGCACGAGGCCAATGACGACGAAGGGGGCGATGACAAGAGCGAGGAGGGTGGTCATTGTGGTTCCTTTCTAAGGGTCTTCAATATACTCGAGGATTTCTACGCGGCAAAAAAAAAAAAAAAGAAAGCCTAGATCCCATGGCGGGATCTAGAACTGTGTCAGAGGTAGTAGTGGTCGTACTGCTCAGAGCTCAGTCCAGTAGCAGCAAGCTCCTCGGCGTAGTCGAGGGCGGCCTGTGCAGCGGCGGGAGAGAGGTTCATGAGAGTGTCCTTTCTATGACGGGTTTCAATATAGAGCCCGTTTTCTACGCGAAAGCTTATACCCCATGTGGGGGTATAAACTTGAATCACTTCTCAGGGTGGTGGAATGTGTCCATGTAGTCCTGGTCGTTTTCGTAGCATGCGGTCCAGGCCTCATCGAGCAGACGCTTGGCTCGCTGCTCACGGATGTGGCAGAAAGTCCAACCGGCTGCGCAAGTGGCAAAGGCGGCAAGGTTGAAAGCGGTCTTGAGGTTCATGGCGGTTCCTTTCAGAGTAGGGTCTTCAATATACTCTGAGATTTTCTCGCGTAGGCAAAAAAAAAGATAAGCCAAGCCCCCCATGCGTATAGCACAGGGGGCCTGACGAATCTCAGAAGGGTTTAACCTTCATGATCAAACCGAACGCCTTCGAGCTGACGACTGCAAGTCGCTCGTATTGGAGGACGGCTACGATTCCTGCCATGGAGGTGACTGCACCGAGAATCGCGTCTTTGCTGAGCTTCTTGCTCTCGCCAAGGGCTTTGGCTTTTGCAAGAGTCTCAACATTTCGAGCAATTGTGGTGTAGTCCTCACTAGAGGGATCGTGAAGCTCGGCCTCCTTCAGAGCAGCTTCAATTGTCTGCTGAATGGGGTCAGGGTTCTTCATGGATGGGCTCCTTTCTAGGGGTTCATTATACCGCAGGTTTTTCTCGCTTAGACCTGCTTGACGTCCAGCGTCACCTTCCCGTTCCGGAGCATCTCGGCGACGCCCTGGTCGAAGGTAGCGTGGATTCCCTGGTCCTCAGACACGTGGAGGGCACCGGAGGGCTGAGTACCCTGGTACTTTGTGGAGCTCACGCCGAGAAGCACACCCAGGAAGGTGTCGATCGCAGCGATGGTGCCCGCAACCTCGGTCGGGTGAGGCAGGTGCCACAGAGCCGCCAGCGTGAGATAGAGCGCAGAGGTAGCCGGAAGGGCGACCAGCGCAACCCACTTGAGGACGTCGTAGGACTTGTTGTTCAACTTGCTCTCCTGAAGGTGCTTAGCCATTGGTTTTCCTCTTTGTCGGGGGTCTAGGGGTGGGGACTACGGGAAGATTCTTGACCTCATTCACTATCTTCTCAGCAAGCCCATTCCCCCCGAACTCGGAATAGGGCTCTACGAGATACTTCATGAAGTCCTCATACTCGTCAAGGGTAAGAAATCCTCGATGAAGATAAGTCTTCCCGACATATACAATCCGGTCATGGGCCATTCCGAGCAGAAGCCTTGACGTGGCGGACTTCCGCTCACTACGCTTCATGATCCAAGCCCACATCCCGGACGATCCCAGTACTGACAAGAATATCGCAAGAACGATATCAAGCAGGGGGTTGAATCCGAAGTGCTGCATGTTAACCGATCGCTAGATAGGGACGAACCCCGAAGGAGTAGTTCAGCGGGGCGTGGGAGAACTGACCCGTAGACTTCATGTAGACCGCAGTCTGAGCCGAGGCACGCTCACGAAGCCAGTACTCCTCCTCAATGTTAACAAGGGCGGGGTTAAGCCGGAAGGCGGGGAACTGGTTGTGGTGAATACCACGAGATAGCGAGTCATCAAAGATAGATGAACCCCAGAGCATGGCCTCGTCCATGATGTTGATGTGGGGGTTGTACCAGCGCCAGTCCTTGACAGCGCCATTACCATCATACCCGGTAGCCACTCGAGTCCAGACTCCAACCATGTTGGACCGGTTGAACAGGGACTCAGCCATGCGGCTAGCCTGTGTCATAGTGGACTGGTTGATGGTTGAGTCTACGTAAGAGCGCTGATCCGGAATCGTGGTAGACCAGGCGTCTCGGAACAGAGACCGGTCGGGGACCACGATAATGTGGTTCTGTCGGAATGGGGGCTCGCCGATATTGATGAAGTAGTTGAACGCCACGATACGCCAGGTGATACCCGAATAGGTCCAGTAATCCCCGAGGTAGAGCCCGGAGAAGGAACCGCTTCGAATCGCCTGAAGATATGGTGTAACGTTGCTTCCCAACGAGGCGCCTCGGTAGATCGAGTTGTGGACACCAACGTTCGAGTCGTTCAGCATCCCATAGACAGATCCTGAGTTGCTGAAACGGCCCTCAATGTTCGTAATCTTGAGCTCGGTACCGGCGATACGACCCTCAACAGCCTGGAGTCGCTCGTTCTGGTTCCGATCACTCACCTTGAGGTTGGCGACGTCGGTCGAGGTGTTGCCCCCAGCGTTAGCAAGGGCGTCTCGAACAGACTCGAACCAGGTGTTGAACTCACCCTGCAACTTGGCCTGGAGAGCATCCAGGTTGATGTTCTGCAGAGGCCCGCTCACGTAAGGAGTCCGAGCACTACCCACGAGGCTGATGATGTTCTCGGCCGTGATCTGTCGAGAGTTCTTGATGATCTTGATCTGGGCCAGAGCGAAGGTCTGGCGATCACCACTGTCACCAACATTCGGGATCAGAGGAGTAACCGCAGGGGTACCCTGAACCACCTTAATCTTGGCGCCACGGACCGCCTTAGATCGGTCAACCTCGATGCAGACCAGGTCAATTCGGTCCAGCGTTGCGTGAGATCCGGTCAGAGTAACCGTCTCATCGCCGGAGTTCTCTACCCATCGGTTATTCAACCAAGCCTTGCCTGCGCCGACATACACGGACATACCGTTGTTGGTGGGGCGGACTCGGAACTTGTCTCCCACGTTGGGGAAGATCCCCGGTGCGATAATACCGTCGAAGAGCGAGCCGAACTGATCAGCATCATAGGTACGGTCACCATTCACCGAGTTGTAGAAACCACTAGAAATGGCCATACATTAATCCCTTTCTCGAGGAGCAATGACCTCTCCGGGGCCACCGCGAGTGAAGTCAATACGGAAGCCGTCACCATTCCACTTGGTACGAGACGACATTGAGATAGTGGGAACTCGAGAGAACCCGCTACTGGACCAAGACTCAGTCATCTCAGTCAGCTGGCACTCAATTGGTTTTGCGTTGCTGCCCGAGGGGACGTAGTAGAAGATATCTCCGACATCAAAACCAGTACGGTACTCGACGTTGGAGAAGCTGTTGATCTTACCCGAGATCATCTTGAGCGGGGTATACTTCGGGAACATGGCGTCCAGAACCCAGAAAGGATACCACACCTCGCTCAGAGATGTGATATGCTTCCGCTGAAGATCAGTAAGCGCTTTCCAGTCCTTGATAGAGTAGGGCTTATGGACCTGAGTATTATCCCACAAGACTTCTCGTCGAGTAATTGGATTCTCAGACCGCAGTGTGTGTGCCCGAGTGTGCGTACTACCGTCAGCAATCCACTTCATATCCACGTCGCCAGAGTCCCAGACCTCATAGATCGTACTCTTATTATCGACAATGGAGTCCACTGACTCGAAGTCGGAGAAGTTGTCATTCTCCTGAGCGAGCGTGATCGTCTGAATGAGTCGAGGGGCAGTCACGTAACAATGAATACCCTGATTCTCGAGCTTGATCTTGTAGAATAGAGAATATCCGTTCGGCTTGCACGCCGACAAGACGTTCCGGAACATCTCCGAGATGGGGGCTCGGTCATAGATGATCCACTTCCCATCCTGGATCTTCTGCCCAGTGTCGTTGACGTAGGCCATCTGAGACACTCGAGTTTCTCGATGGAAGTTGAAGTTATCAATCCTACGAGCCGATTCTGCATCCTTACCAAGATGCGCATGGGCCAGGTTTTCAGCCGTCATCTGCGCATTGAACTGGCCATTATTGTCGGGCTCAATCCACTGCCTGTGAGGTAGGACTCTCCACTCAAACATCGACTCGAGAGAGCGACCGGTATACTTGTGGAGGTAGACACCGTCATCCTCCTGCTTAACCGTGGCCGTCTCGATTACCATGGCGGTCGAGGTATCATCTCGAATAAACAGATTCCCGAGACTGTACTCATAGCCCGGCTGATCCGAGTAGAGCTGGAGCTCGAACTGGCCGTAGTCATATGCCCGCTCGGTCCAGTTGAGGGAGTAGAAGCTGTTCGGAACCTCAATCCACGAGTTGTAGTTATGAAGGAATGCGAAGAACAGCTGCATTAGATCCCCCTATAAAGTGTATCGTATTCCATAGAGACGTTCACGTCGTCAACGCCTCCAGCATACTGAAGGGCGATCGTGTTGATTCCCGGATGCATCTGAATCCAGGTACTACCTGGCGCCAGAACACCAGTGATGTATGACTTCATTCCTCGAGCCTGGTGTGTAATAGACTTCTTACCAGGACGAGTGTCAACGACAATACTCTCTCCAGCATAGAAGTTTCCAGCTCGAGAAATAGACATTGTCTCGTTGAAAGTCGTATTACTCAGGATAAGGTTACTGACCGTACCGAGGAACTCAATAGTAATAGTAACACCAGCCGGGTAGTCACCAAGGTATCGGATATCCTTACCCGAGGAGTTGGTCATGTCACCGAACTTGAGCTTGTGGTTGTCCTGTGAGAAGAACGGGAACTCGAAGGTGGGTGTGTTGTCATTGAAGCCCACAACCTTCTGGATCTGAGTAGCGGAGGACTTCCAATACGGGTCCAGCCCAAGAAGGGAGACCTGGATCTCCTGCCGCTCAGAGAAGATGTTCGGCTCGACGGACTCGACGATGAAGTCTGAGTGCACGTTAAGCCAGTCGGTTGTCACACCGAGAGTAATGGTCTCTCCGACTCCGAAGTAGGAGTAGCACTTGAGTCGGAGTTCCTGAATGTCGGTCCCCCAGGGGATCAGAGTCAGTACCACAGTACGAGTACCAACCCTGATCCCCTTAAGGAACGCTCCGTCCAGTAGGGCGAATCCATCAGTGCTGATGTCCGCCTTTACTGGCCCCAGACCAGTAATCTCCTTGACCGCGACCCCCGACTCGTAGGGGTTCGTGATGTCGATGGTTAGACGATCCCCCGACTTTGTCGTGGACGAGATCTCTGAGATCATAGTGTCAACTTGTCCTTTGCCATAGCAAGCTGAGTGTGGGTCTGGCGATAGATAGTCGCCGCATCCAGCGCCTCAGGCGAGTTGTTGGTCTGGTTGAATGTGATGTTTGTAACACCATTTTGACTATTCTTGTCAGAATTGTCAACTGCGATCGGAGCAGGAGGCCGAGCCGCGTTAGCAGCCTGCGCCGTGACTCCGATGGCGGGCATGAAGTTGTTAATTCCCTTGGCCTGCTTCTGCATCTCGGTGAGATCCAGAACGGGCTTGATTTCCGGCTTGAAGGATGGGTCATCCTCAATGAGATCGTTGACTCCGTCGAGAGCTCGAGACATGGCATCGTAAGCAGCGGAGGACATGTTGTCTCCCGCTTTAGCAACACGCTCGCCAGTGTTCTCGATACCGATGGCGAGACCCTCTCCAACGTATCCACCGAGTTCCTTCATCAGTCGAGAAGGAGAGTGAATACCGAAGAAGTTCTTGACCTTATTGTAGCCCTTCTTGGCGACGGAGACCATGGACTCACCAAAGCTCCAGGCCTTGGATGCCAGACCATTAGTCATACCATCAACAATGGCCCAAGCAATCTCTCGACCGACCTTGTTGAATCGGTGAGAGTACTTGTTAATGGCATCGCGAACACCCTCAAGAAGCTTGAGTACGGTCCACATACCCTTGTCAATGATCTTCGGACCATTCCTAGCAATTCCATCAAGGAAGTTGAGGATGACGTTGGTGGCAGCGTCAATGACCTTGCCGATGTTGTCGGCAATTCCGTTCAGGAAGTTTGCCAGGATCGTGGCGCCCTTTTCGCCGAACTCGTATGCATGGTTAGCAAGCTCGGTGAGCATCGCTTGAATCAGGATGAACAGCGAAGCCACAATACCCGGGATATTGGCATTGATAGCATAGATGATCGCTCCGAGCAACGCCGCCATAGCCACTGCAAGCTCCGGGGCCTTAGCGCCCAAGGTGATGATGAAGTTGGCAATAGCATTAGCGAAGTCAATAGCTACCTGGGGTAGAATTGCCGCAAGCTGCTTCAATCCCTCGGTCAGGACAAGGAACGCCGCCGCACCTGTTGTAGCACAGATACCCAGTACTGCCGCAAAGGCCGCCATACCAATCGAAATTGGGAGTAGGGCCAGACCTAGTGCAAGTAAGGCTGCGGTAAGGATAATCATACCTACCGCGAAGTACTGGGCACCAGCAGCGGCCGCCACTAGGATCAGCATGCCACCTGCGAGAGCGATAAGCCCGATCGCGAGCTGGGTCCAAGTGATCCCCGATAGGGTCTTCATTGCTGAGGCCAAGGCCAGGAATGCTATAGAGGCTATCCCTAGAGCAATTCCACCTTCCTTGAAGGCGTCTGCTGCCGCCATTGAAATGGCCAGAATCGCCAGACCTGCTGCCAGAGCAATGAGTCCCTTAGCAAGGGTCTCGATGTCCATGTTACCGAGAATGGCTACTGCTCCTGTTAGAACAATAACCGCCGCAGACATAGCAATGATAGCTGCTGCTCCACGAGCATTGGCTCTGCCTGCAATTGCCATTGCTACGGATAGCTCCGCAATAATGACACCCAAAGCAATGACGCCCTGGAGAAGCTTGCCAGTGTCCATCGTACCAAGCATCCAGATAGCCGCCACAAGGATGTTACAAGAGACAGCCAGTGATAGAAGAATCGCAGCGCCCTTACCCATGAAGGGATCCTTACTAACGACCATCATGAACCCAGACAGAATCGCCACAACCGCAGCGAGGGTTACGACGCCCTGGATAGCCTTACCAGTATCCATAGACCCAAGGGTGTATACTGCCAGAGACAGAATGACACAGGATGCAGCAAGAGCAAGAAGAATTCCAGCGCCCTTCTCAACGCCCTTGGTAGCAGCCATCTTGGTCATGAACTCCTGCATGGTCATCATCAGGATCTTCATGGCAGCAAGACCGACCACAGCGCCCTTGAGATCCATTCCTGCAAGAATCCGGACAGCAGTTGCCATCAAGATCATAGCTGCACCCATAGCGATGAGCATAGCCACAATACGAACGCTGTCGTTCTTGAAGGCTACCATCTTAGTCATGGACTCAAGCATGTCATCCATCATCTTGAAGAGGTACTTCAAAACTGCGAGAGTGACGAGGAGCTTTGGAGCCGGGACCAGAGACATGAGGATCAATGCTCCGGCTAGGACACCGAGAGCAATTGCGATCGTTAGAAGGGCCTTAGCCTTAACCTTCTGCTCAAATGCCTCTAGGACTCCTCCAAGCTTGTCAAAGATATTGCCGAGCTTGTCTGCAACGTTTCCGATCTTGTCGAAGTTCTCCTTAAAGGAGTTGATCCATCGAGTAAAGGCGATAAGTACTCCACCACCAATAGCCCCGACAAGGATCTTACCCATGTCATAGGACTTGAGGTTGGAGTTTGCCTGACTCATCGCGGTACCGATAGAGCCAAATGCATTCTTAGCGCCTTCCTTCACCTTGGGGGCGAAGGTGTTTACCACGAAGTCCTTGAACTCGACGAACTTCTGCTTGATAGTGTCGAAGAGTTCCGGGAGGTGAACTGCTCGAGCGACCTGTTTAATGTCCTCGAACCATTTCTTAAGGAAGTTCTCCTTAGCTGCCTGACCAGTCTCCTTTGCTGCTTGGGCTGCGGCAGTACCAACCTCAGATACGGCACCGGCTGCCTCCTTAGCCTTAGCCTTGACCTCACCATGACCATTAACCCAGTCACGGAATGAGACCGCTACTTCCTTGACCTTACCGCCGACGTCAGAGAACGCCTTACCCAGCTTACTCCAAACGGCACTATTTTGAACCGTGTTCCACGTATCGACAAGGGCATCTCGCAGCTCAATGAGTTTCTCTTTGAGCCACTGGACCTTCTCAGAGATCTTGAGCTTCTGACCGAGTTCATCGAACTTGGTTCCCAGAGAAGCGACAATTGCCTCAGCCGAAGACATGTCTCCTAGGTTGAAGCCCTTGAAGTAGTCAGACAGAGCGGCTTTACCGGAGATCAGCTTAGCCTTAAGCTTGTCGCCAACGCTTCCGGCGAACTCGTTGATCTTGGACTTGGCCTTGTCTACTCCGCTGTGGATGGAATCCATCGCGGCAGAGAACTCTCGACCAATTACCGAGTTCTTAAGAGCGTCCTTGACGAGTCCGAACTTCGAAGCGAGGTTCTTAAGCCCCTCTCCGGCACCCTTGACCTTTCCTGTGAAGTCGATCCACATGATGAAGTCGTGGATCTTGTCAGAGACCCACTTGATGGCCTTGCCGACTAGATCAATTGGTGGTAGAAGGAGTTTTAGAATCTTCCCGCCGAGATCAAGCTTAGTGAACCACTGGTCAAACCAGTAGATCGCCTTACCTAGGACCTTGGTAATCTGAAATACACCCGAATTGATCCCGGTGAATGCCGGGAACAGGGCCTGTACGATGTGCGAAGCCACCGTGAAGATAACCTGAGCAATCTCACCAAGGATTGTTGTAAAGATGTGGAAGATTGAGAACAGTCCTGTGAATGTCCACTCAAGCTTGTCCGCAAAGTTATTTGTGATGATGAGCTTAGATGTGAAGTTCTCAAAGGCCTTGGTGATGCGAACAAGACCTTCAGCACTAGCATTCATGAATACTCGTCGGAAGGCGGTTCCGATCTGTCCGAGAACTTTGACAATGGCCCAGAAGATATTGGCCAGACCCTGAACGAGGGCGGTGCGTCCACCAAGGTCCTTCCACATCTGGAGGAACCCATTTCGAGCATCGGCGCTTGCCTTAATAACACCACCGAGCCAGTCACCAATAGACGTGAATAGAACCGATGCCTCTTCAAAGTCACCGAATAGAATTTCGAATGTCTCTGCCCACCCAGAGCCGATAGCTTCCTTAGTGGTGTCAACTAGCTGACTAAACGTTCGAATCTTGGTGGCGGCATCAAATGCACCTTGAGCAAACTGCTTAAGTTTATGTGCCTGCTCCTCAGAGTAACCCATCTCGACGAGCTGAGACTCAGAGAGGTCGTTCGTCAATGCAGTAAGGGTAGTCGTCATTACCTGAGCAGTAAGCCAGTCTTCCTTGAGAGACTCTCGGAAGTTTCCATCCTTAGCGATGGCTTCATCGTACCCGGTGCCCATCATCCGGGAGGTCTCGATAAGGGCATTCCTGAACGACTCACCGCCCATACCTGCCTGGACTAGTGAGTTCCAGTCCTGAAGGTGAACAGCGCCAGCCGCGATAGCCTGCGAGAGCTGGGTGTACGCAGTGGCTGTCTGCTGGGCAGTTGAACCTGAGGCCGCTGCGAGGTTAGACAGACCCTTAATTGACGCCACGGATGTCTGAAGATCGACACCAGCTGCGGTGAACAGACCAATGGCGTGAGTCATGTCGCTGAAGCTGTATACCGTCTTATCAGCATAGGTGTTCAGCTCGGCCAGGGAGGTCTTAACCTCGCCGAGGGTGGTCCCCTTCTCGACCGTGTTGGCCATAATGGTCTGAATTGCTCTCATTTTGAGCTCATACTCATTAAAGCCGTCTTTAATGGTACCAATGAACCCAGAGACCACGCTTCGACCAGCATTAAGAGCTGCGACACCAATTCCACCGAATGCGGTGACGGCAAGACCCTGCATGACGGTCATGTTCTTTCCGATGTCGAGAGCCTTGGTGGCCAGATCGCCGAGAGTGGTGTTCTTAGCGATCTCTCCAATACGAGAGAGACCATCTGCAGCCCCCTGCATCTTCAAGGATTCCTTGAGTCGGTCCATACTGGACGCGGATTCCTTGATCGCGGAAAGGAACTGCTTGTTGTTCATCTTGAGCGAGACTACCCGCTCGTCAATAGTTGCCACTACTTAGTGACCTCCTTCCAGGCCTTCTTCGCTATCTTGTCGAATACGGGCCTGATAGCGGGGTTGATGTAGTCTCGGCCGACGACATACCCGCCATTACGGGTACCGTGGCCATATTGCAAGATGACGGCGATGTTTACACCGTTGTTAACGTGTGAGTTTGTCCAGGTGATCTGCCAGTTGTTGCCGGTTCTCGTGACTTCATAGTTCCAACTAGCTGCCGTCTCGCCCGACCTGGAGGGGGTCGCCGCCTTTAGAGCAGAAACCCCCTCCTTGCCGAACTGATTCATGATCAGAGCCAGGTCTAACTTCGTCATTCTGTCAAACCAATTCCTGGTGAGTTTCCAGTCTCCCTGACTCTCGATCGTAATCATGATTCTCCTAGGTCAGGCCTTCAGCTTAGCGAATGCCTCAGCATTGGGAACGGCCCAGCCGACAATTGTGACACCAGCGGCCTTCGCTGCGGCGGTTGCCGAGGCTTGCTCGTCCTTATTGGCGACAAGAACCCAGACACCCTCGGGGAAAGCGGACTTTGCGGCCGACCACGCGTTTGCTCCAGTGCTTGCCGGGAGAACGCCGAGCTGGGCGTCCTTGACCGCAGAGATCTGCCAGTCTGCGGCACCATCAGTGTTGTCCGAGACACGCTTAAGACCTGCGTAGTCGGTCTTCATGATCTCCCGGAGCTTATTCTGGCCACGGTAGTGAATAGCGAAGTATAGCTTATCAGTACGCTTCAGCAGGATCGGGAGGATCTTGCCGTCGGAAGAACGGTACCACTGAGCTCCAGCATCCACCTTTCCAGTTCGAACGTTCGGGAGTACCGCGATGTTCTGGGCTTCGAGAGTATCCAGAGCCTCGATCATGCCAGCGGTATTCACACCCTCATTTCGAATCGTATCGAGCCCGTACTGACTGAACTCCTTGCCTGACACATAGTGCTGAGGGATGGCTACTGCAGAGTTATTCGCATCGGCTGTAGACTGAATCGGGAGTGCAACCTGATCCGGCTTTAGGGCAGCCACAGCCTTGATGTCGTCGAGGCTGTACGCGATTCGGTTCTCAGTCCCCCATCCTCCAGGAAGCCATGCCATGATCGGAAGACCAGCGGGCTTAGGCTGAGGCGGGGGAGGAACCGGTGTGCCACCCGGATTAGGTACTGGAGGCTGAGCGGGTCCAGGAGTAGGTGCCACTGTCTTAGTAGCAGGGAGCACCGGGCCCTTAGACTGAGCCCAACCCTCGATAGCCTTGTATCCTTCGGAGATGCGGATGGCCAGAGCCGAACCAAAGGCTGTAGAACCGGCCTTGGTGGGGTGGGTGTCGTCCGACATCAGCAGAATGTCACGAGTCCCGTCATTCTGCTTGTTAGCCTCGTTACCAGTTCCAGACAGAACGTCTGAAACCTGAACCGTCGGAGCCCCAGGAGTAAGCGGGGTCTCTCCGGAACCAGCGGTCCAGGCCCTGGTCACACGGTAGGCGACTCCACCATAGACCACGACGTCACCCTCGGCATTCTCTCGACCCTCACGGAAAGGAACCGCCTGCTTGTCAGCGATACCGAGCCAGTCGATGAAGACCACACCATTAGCGACTCCACCCGCTGCCTCGACACCGGCCTTTTGGGCCTTGACGTTGACGTGGGCATCACGAGACTGGAGACGACTAACCGAGGAGGGCTCTGGACCAACCATGATGATCGGAACGTTGGGAAGCTTAGTGCGAACCTTCGTGACGAAGTTCCGAACCGCCTCCGTAATCTTAGAACCATTCGTGTCGCCGTTCTCCACAACCTTGTCGCTGTTAAGAGAACCGACAGTGACAATCAGGTTGGGGATGGATGCACAGACAGCATTGACTCGAGAGTCGGCCTCAAAGCTGAGGTTTCCCTCCTTGGAGTGGGCAAACCCACTACCGTCAACCGCGCTGACCATCGGAACGCAACCAAGCAGTCGAGAAGCCGCGGCAGGAAGGTTGAATCCGGGACCCATCATGGCCTCAGTGGACCATGAATCCCCGAAGAAACCAACCGTAGGAACGACTCTACCAGGCTGAAGCGGAAGCGAGCCAAGAACGGTAGATAGACCCGCGCTCCCGCCACTATCACCCGACAGGAGGGGAAGGGGTCGAGATGCAGGTCCGAAGAAGATGTCCGGAGCAATCTTCCGAACTGGTGTAGCGGAAACGATATCGATCGTCTCACCCTGGACGAGAGAGACGTGCTTAGTCGAGACTCCAACGGGGGTCTTGATCTCAACGGTGTGGGTCCAGTTTCCACCGGGGTTGACGCCGGAACCTGGAGCAAGGATCTCTACTCGGATAGATCCAGCCTGATCCGTGGTGATGAGATACTCACGCATGGAGACCTCAGTACCGTTGAGCGTCGCGGTGGCTCCATCAACGTCCGGAGTAATTCGGACTGTGGCCTTACCATTCTCGCCGCCTGGAATAGTACCGGTAACTGTGCAATATGGCGCTGCCATTTTGAGCCTCCTACGGCTGTTCGGCCCTGTCGAGCAGGGCATTCACCTTGGTGTTTGTCTCGGCGCCATAAACGCCGTCTACCTCTGCACCGACTGCAGCCTGAACGGCCTCGACGGTCGCGTCGTGAGCCTCCTCAGAGGCGTCACCCCAGATTCCATCCTGCTCAGTGCCGACTACGGACTGCGTGAATGCCACGCCGAAGGGGAAAGTCTTCCCGCCCCAGTTGGAAGCCGCAGCCAGAGCGTAGCAGCGAGAGCGAGTATTCGGACCGGCGACGTTGTCAGGAGTAGCCCGAACTGCACGCTGCAGAGCGCGGATGTCGGCGGGACCAGCGGGAGCAGTGTTACTGGGAGAGTCGGTGTACGCGGGACGGATCACATAAGCGATCGACTGATTGCGGACACGCCGCCAAACACCGTTCCCAGCAGATTGAGAGCCATAGCTGCCAGACGAGGTGTTCCCCTCAATCGTCTGGAGCGTGCCGCCGCCAAGGTTCTTCTCAACTAAGCCCACATGGTCCGTGCCGCCGCCGTCCCAGTCGTAGATGACGACATCGCCCGGTAGGGCGTCGTAAACCGATACGAAGTAAGCGTCAGGGTGCTGGCGGACCTTGTTGACGGTGTAGTCAGTGTTAAAGGAGAACCCTCCAATAGCGTCAATCTGCCCACACTCGTCCAGACACATGCTAACGAAGAGCATGCACCACCACACATCTGTGGATGGTCCAGCAAGCCACTGCTGACCAGTTCGAGCTGCCCAGTATCGTCCAGCTTCAGATCCGGGCTGAGGGTCGTCTGGTGCATAGTAACCAATCCTCGCTGCGGCGCGAGCAAGTACGTTATCTGCGACGCTCACTTCATCACCTCAGTAGTCTGGGAGACGTGAATCTCCTTGTCTTCCATAGGATCAGTGCCGATGTGGGCCTGCGGAGCAAGCGCCTCCTCGGGAATGTCTTCGTGACTAATCATTGTTATCCCTTCGAGCCAAGCTTAGCTCGCCTGGCTCTGTTGAGTTCCCGGTTCCGTTCCATAATCTCGGACTGGGACATCTTCTTA